TAAAAGCATCGTAACCTTCTGCTGTTGACCCTGTATAAATTAAAGTTGCATCATATCCATACAAATAAATTCCAGGAGAGCCAGAAGCGACAGTTAACACCAAAGGCGTACTGTAATAATAAATTCCCGGAGGAAAAAATAAACAGCCCCCTCCGTTTATAATATTTAAAGCATTTTGAATAGCGGAACTCGAATCCGTTTGACCAGTCGGGTCTGCGCCAAAGTCAACTATGCTTAAAGTTTGAGAAAGTTTTTCAGTTATTGTTTGATTAACTCCCCCAAAAAATGGAGCCGTATATTCTTGCACAGCAGCAAAATTAGCATCCAACTCGGCAAGAGGCATGCTTTGAGATGCGTCAGCGAATGTGTAAGGAACTGTCATGTCTTACCCCGTAAACTCTACAACGGCACCTACATGGAGTCCGCTGACAAATGTAACTGTACTGGCGTTGGTTTCAGAGTACGCCAGGTTGATGACTTGTTTTAAACCGTCAACATAAACTTTAAGGCTGTTGTTGCCGGGTACGTAATTCAGTCCGGTAAACACGGTTTGGCCGGCGGTCGCAATTTGATACGACGACGTAGGGCCAATACACGCAAAATCAGCATCCAGTTGTGATAACGAGAGGGGTCCACTTTGATTGGCAAATGTATATGGAACCGTCATTAGAATCGCGTCCTTAATTCATGTTCAAATTCAAATCCTGTCACAATGAATGGCACCGTATCAGCCGTCATGGTCAAGCCAATGTACTTGCCCCACTGCGCTGCATCAGACTTATACAGGAACCATCCTGATGAAAAAATCCATGCAACCGTCTGGCTCGCATTGTTTGTCCACGGCACAACCTGTCCGGCATTATTAAGCCAAGACACCTGTTCTGACAAGGTGTAAACCGGAGACGAACCGTTCTCAGAATCAACCGTTGCGTACAGATTAAAGCCCTGAGCTTCCACCGCTTCGATGGCGAATTTCAACGCTTGTTTGGTACGAATCGGGTCGCCCATTGGCAACAGAGCCGTTGATATATAACAGGGCGATGGGTCAGTCGTATTGCTGTAAAGCTGATACAAACTGGTTCCGTCGGTGCCGTAGGTCGTGGGTTTGCCGTTAACGGGTGCCGTCACAATAAACTGCATGGCATCCACCGAACTGGTGAAAAACCATTTTTTGTCAAAAAACACGGCTTGAATGTATCGGCCTGGGTATTCAGAGCCACCTCCGCCGGGTCCGTTGTATTGGAAATTAAACGCCGCGCACAGGATGTTGTTCAACAAAACTTGGCCGCCGTAAACGGCTCCGGCAAAATTTATGTACGGGAACACCCCGTCGAGCGCGTCCGAAATCTTGGTTGTGGTCGAACCGACAAGCGCATACACGCCGTAGTCGTTGGCAAACAACACCGACCGGAAATACGGGAATATCGAATACGGTCGTTTGGTGCCGACACTGGCCGATATGTTGGTGTTGGTAAACAACGTGGCGCCGGTATTGGTCACGCGCACATCGGAGAATACGTTGATCGAATCGTCGCCAAAAACGTATAGGAAGTTGTTGGCCGACAGCATGGCCGTTATGTTGCCGTGCAGCGTAGAATCCACCATGATGATGTTGCCGGCTGATACCGACACAAAATCAGTCACTGAGCCGGCTGCGGTGTAATACACCGTACGGCCTTGCGCAAGCCAGACTCGACCGCTAAAGCTGTCTATGGCCACCGTCGGGTTGGTCGTAATCACCGCTTGAGCCGTGGCGTTTACGTTGGCGCCACCGCCGGTAATGGTCACGGTAATGTTGGACGTATTGGTGTACCCCGTACCAGGGCTGGTCATAATGACTTGAGTTACAATTCCGCCGCTGATGATGGCTGTACCGGCTGCGCTTGTGCCGCCGCCACCTGTGATGGTCACAACGGTATTAGCCGCATTGGTATAACCATTGCCGCCGTCCGTAACTTCAACGGCTACGGTACCCTGCGCAAACGTCAGAAATCCGGCCACTGCGGACGCACCTGAGCCGTTTCCTCCGGTTATTGTGACCGTAGGGGCAGACGTATAGCCTGAACCCGCGTTCGTCAAAAATATGCCGTTTACGGAGCCTGTATCAACGGTTGCGTTGGCGGTCGCCAATGTGGTGTAACCGCCGCCACTTAACGTGACGGATGGCGATGAGGTGTACCCTGCGCCTGGAGTGATTACGCTAATGGCAACCACTTGGCCAGAAGATATGGTTGCCGCCGCAGTCGCTTGAATCCCACCAGTAGGGGGCGCTCCAATTTGCACCGCCGGAACGGACTTGTACCCTGCGCCTACGTTACTTACTGTAATTTGCAATACCTGACCGGCTGTGTTGGTAACCGTAGCAACCGCTGTAGCTTGTATGCCGCCGGTTTGGTTTGGCGCCGATATGGTCACGGTAGGAGCTTCGGTGTATCCGCCGCCGCCGTTAGTGATTCCAATAGCCGTTAACGAGCCAATGTTTACTAAATCGGTTCCATCCCAAGTGAAATACCCTTTGTAGGAATCCGAAATCAATAGGTATGTGTTTTCCCACTGAGACACGTTAAATGACGGCGCCGCATTGGTAGTAGTGCCGGTAACGGCAATGCCAGTCAATGTGGGAACGTATTGATTTAACGTAAAGTGAGCCGCAATGGTGCCAGTAACGTTAACGCCGCTTAACGTGAGAGACTGGTTGATGTTGAATGTGCCGTCGCCGTTGGCAGATTGGATAACCACTCCGGACGGGATGCCGCTTCCAGTGAGGGTCATGCCAATCACAAACGTGCCGGTTATTGTGCCGCCTGGAGCAAAAACGTTTTGAGTCGTTGGCGATGAATACGTATACGTAAACGATATTTGGCCGTTGGCGCCTGAACCGGACACGCCTGCGCTGTTGTTTGAGTTTTCATCACCCGTGCCACCGCCGCCTGGCGCATTGCCGTCAATTGGATTTCCCAGTGTCCAAGTGGCTGTGCCGCCGCCATTAGGAGAGGAGCCGCCGTTTGCATTAACGCCAGATGAGCCAGACGTATTGGTATCGCCGCCGGACGCCGAACCGCCAGTGCCTGGGGTTGAATGGGCTACGCCGCCACCACCGCCGCCGGCAAACAAACTGATTGTGCCGCCTGCTACTGAGCCAGTTACTGTGGAATTGCCACCAACTGCGCCGTTTACATAGCCTGTTCCAGAGCCTGAATTTTTAGCAGCGCCGCCAGAACCGACCGCCCACGACATGGTTTGGCCGCCATTAACGGCAATGGTCTTTTGCGTATATCCACCGCCACCGCCACCAAAACCAACGGGCGTTGTGCTTGCGTTAGCAACCGCACCGGAACCGCCGCCACCCCATACCGTGATGGTGACGCTGTTGGCGCCGGCAGGAACGGTTTCCGTGCCAGAACCGGATGTATACGTATTCGTAGTCGGACTGGATTTGACCGAAAACGTTGAACTGGTAGCCGTGGCGCTTGAGCCTGACGTACTGCCAACAATTTGGGTATTGGCAGGAATCCCTGCGCCGGTCAACGTCATGCCTACGGTAAACGTTCCCGTAACCGTGCCGCCTTGCGTAAAAAAATAATTGGTTCCGTCATAGCCAGTCGAGCCAGACGTACACGACGCGGTTGCCGATTGAACGCTAAACGTACCGGCTGACGCCAGTGTTCCCAATGTTAAGGTTTGTAAGTCAACGTATTCGCAACTGCCATCGGTTTCAAACGCAATCAAATAATCGTTTAAACCGATGTTGGTGTTAAATAACGCAACCACTTCTTTGGTGAATTTGACGCCCAAAGTCGATGACGTTGGAATGGTTCTAAGGTTTGCGGGGCCAACGGGCATGGCGTTTTCAAGCCACGCAAACTCATTTTCATCAATAGCCGTGCGATAGGCTTTAGTGTCTATACCCCTAAATTGCCTAATAACCTGATATGACTTTTTCTGTTCTGCATTGGCCATGTCAGTACGTTACGCTGTAAGGGTTTGGCATCCTGCGCGTGTTGATCGACACCAACACCGCCTGAACGTGCTTGATGTATTCCTGTTTATAAATCTCGGCTTCACCGTAAGACTGTTCGTAATACTTGGCCAGATAAGCCGCATAGAACGGAATCGGCGTCGTGAACGGGTCGTTAATATCGTCGGTCTCAGTCAGAGCAACCAACGGAGCCGGCAACACAATCGTATCTAATTCGATGGTGTAAACCTGGTCGGGAACCGGAGACAGGAAAATTTGAGATTGACCGTAAACGCTAAACGCAATCGGTCGACCAATGTAGTTTTGCCAGAATCTTAACTCAGCGTTGAAC